TATACCAAGGAAAAGTATAGCTGCTTAAATCTATAGCAACAACATTCCCCTGCGCCACATCGGGCGTAAAGTCTGCACTAAGTTCACTTCCAACACGAGCCCAATTCTTACCATCGAACGAACCCTCTATCTGCCAACCAGATGCTTCGTTTGCACCAGCAGTTCCAATCCAAAGCATGGCAGTAATTTTTCTGCCATTAATAAGATCACCTGGAATTGCGGGAGACACAAACTCTGCATCGGTATCAGTAGGGTCCCATTCTGTAATGTAAAGATATTGGTATCCGTTCTCACTCCCCACTGTCCAATAGCTGTATGCGCTATCTAAAGCATGGGTGGTTCCATCAGTAATTACGCCTTCTTCTCTTCCGATTAAAGCCATTATTACCCCCTATGAGAACTTCAAGATAGCATGAGTTTCCGGAAGAGAAACCTCAAGACCAGCTTCTGTGGTAATAAGGTCTTGTCGTCCATCGACATCATTATCTTGAATGTTAGTAGTGATAAAAGTATCACGGTTGACACCATTGGCTGCAAGCGGACGATATGCAACATTTTTCAAATCAACGGCAATTGCATAATCTTCCCATGGACCTCTAAGAAGAGGTTCTGCGACGAAATGCAGATCACCAAAGATTGTATTGACTTTAGTTACAGTATGTCCAAAATTTCCAGGAATATTAGCAACATCAAGGCGATACTGAGCAGCCCCGACTGTATTATCCAAGAAACCGTTTGAGCCCATCTTATTTAAGAAAGTAATTACTTTTCTGGAAGCAAGCACGAGTTTCGCACCACTATTTCCGCTCTCTGGAGCAAAATAGTCTTCCATTGCATCAAGGAATGAGTCATACCCACTGTGAGCATAAGTAAAATTATAAATCTTACCGTAGCTTTCGGTATAGGGTAGAATACCCCAAGTATATCTTACGGGAGCAGTGGTTGCGGCAGTCTCTGACGCAGCAATTCCTGTACCAAACAAGAAAGCATGTTCAATGTCCATCTTGTGTTCCATAAGTTTTTCTTGCCATACCCTACGATACTCATTCGCCACACCACGATAACGGGTAGCAAGAGATGTTCCTGAGAAGAGATTGATTGCAGTTTTAAAAATCTGACAATAGCCCTCTCTATCATAGAACGCATCTTCCCAACCTTCTGGTGCAGTAGAACCCTCAGCCCACGCAGAACCAATCACCTGTCCTTTGTTACCAATTGCCCACGCATCGGCGGCATCAATGGTATCAAGAGGCACAAGAGACTCACCGGTAATTTCGGTAAGTAGGTTTGTAGTGTCGTGGTTAATATATTTCCCATCACCTGCGGCTGAATTTGCATTGTTGGTAATGGTGGCTGTTGGGTCAATTCTGAATCGGTGAACATCACCGCTGTCTGCCCTAATTGCAATAACCTGTCCAGGTAAGATGAAGTAGCACGGATTGTTTGTGGTAGTAGTTCTTCCATATTTATCGTATTTGCAACAAATATGAAGGTCATCACCAGCATCTAATGCTGTACCAACAACTTCTGCGCCTGGATCAAAGGCTTCCTCAATCTCGAAGTTACGTCTCTGCCACTGATGTCGTTGCTCAAGCAACTTAAACACAGGGTCGTCTGTAACCTTTCGAGCCACTTTCTGTAAATATACAAAAAATGGTGATTGCTGTGGGGCTAGTTCGGCAACTCGTTCGCCGAAATTAAATATCCTTCTAGTACTATCAATTGACACGCCACTGTTGAGTGTCGAATTGAAAGAACTGGTATATCTAGTAGCCATTTTTTATCTCCTAATTTTTTAGTAGTTAGAACGGATTACTCCTTTTATAATCCGCTACCATTTCGTCCATGATAATTTGCTCCTTTGTCTTCAACCGATTCTTGTCGGTCGAAGGTAACGGACTAAGCGGTAAGGGAGATTCCTGCGCTTTTTTAATCTGTTGGAACGTATCGCTTGGACGTTGTTGGCCACTTGCATCTATCCCAGTTTGTAATGAGTAAATTTTCCACAAGTTCTCCAGAGACACCGATTCCGGACTTGACATAGTTTTAACAAACTCAATAGCCTGTTCTCTAGTCGCACCGTATTCTTTTTGTACCAAATCCGCAACACCGGCCAGTTGCTTTGCAACTTTCTTTCGTCTCTCCTGTTCTGCCGCAGCCGCAGCCTCACGCTGTTTCTGCTGTGCCAGAAAGTCATCAATACGTCTATTAGCGTATTCGGCCTTCAATTCGTTATACTTGATCATATTATCATACCAGGCCTGTGCCTCACGCACATAAGCAGCACTGGGAGAATTAGGATCATTCATTGCGGCCTCTTCGGAGTATCCTGTCGGAGGGGTTGGTTTTTCTGGAGGTGGTGGAAATTTACCCTCACTGTCCGCTTCTGAAGGTTTCTCCACAACCGGAGGGGGTGTGGAAATCTTCTCCATGGTTTCAGTGAGTTTAGCATTCATCTGAGCAAGTTGTGCTCGTAGCTCTTTGTTTTCGTTGTCACGCTTATCAGCCTGACTCTGCCAATACTCATAACGAGTATCGTCATTATTTTTAGGTTTTTCTTCCTCCGCTGGGGGCTTTGTGTCCAATGCACTCAACGCCTCTTCGGATTCATTACCTAAGATAATGTCATCAATCGTAAAGTTCTCATCTACAGGTTGTTCCTGTTCTGGTGAAGTGTCTACTTTTTCTGCCATCTTTACTCCTTGGGGATGCCTACTGGGTAATCCCCTGTATTTGTTTTTGTTGCGCATCTTTCGATTCTGCAACATTCTTTTTTACTTGAAGTTCTGCATCTTTTAATCTACTTTCATAAACCTGTCTGCTTGCCTGCGCTTTATTATCAATCTTATCGAGAGAACTCTTAAACTTCTCAACCTCAAGCTCTTGCTTAGCATGATATACTTCACGCTCTCTTGTCTGCAAATCGCCCCTGAGACCCTTAATTTCCTCTTGTGATTGCTGTACTTGTTGCGTAAGCTTCTGTATAACATCTATTCTCTGCAATACACCTTCCGCATCAAATATATCGGTTTTTTTCAAAACCTCTTGCCTGTCAATAATACCTTTTTCATAAGCTTCTATGTATAATTGTAGTTGTGCAAAACGATTACTCGGTAACGTAGAACCGGCTTTTACGATTACATCATAACTGCCAGACGATATATCTGAAATAGTATCTACAACATTACCAAATTGGTCATACATCCTTTTGTTGATCATATATTCCGATTCAACATTGTTGGGTTGTATAATACGTATAATTTTCTCCGTAGTATATAATTCCTGCATTAACGGTATAAGCACTCTGGCTAACATAATTAAAGCAGATTCTATATCGTCAAGCTTTGTACGTATCTTTCGTTTACCGAAATCATCAAGGTTCATCATACCAGAGTTTGTTGTAGGTGCATTTTGTGGATTACCCATCATGAACTCATAGATGCCCAATTGATGATCTATATCATTCTTTGCCTCTCGCTCGTTTTGATATAACTCATTTGGCAATGGTAACGGTTGTACCGGTACAGGTACGCCAAATTCCATGTCAACCGAAATAGCAACGCCAGGTTGTGCCCATTTCTTTTCAAATTCCTGTATATCAACCGAACCCTCCGGTAATATTATCTTGGTATTGGTGGACGTAGTAGCATGTGCTATAATAAGCGAACGCGTCTTGTTAATATATTTTTGTAGGTTTTTAACCATTCTTACATCAGATGTTGGGAATGGTGTTCGGGTATCTAAATTCTTCATAATAACAACAGGATAATCTTCTGTAGGTAAAACTAACGAATAAAGCAATTCATCCCCAACGATAACGGTTTTAGTAATTCTCCATGCAGGTATAATAACAACATCAATTAACTTCATTTGAATCAATTTCATAAAGGTTACTTGTTCTATTTGCGGTTTCTGCGGCATTCTGGGCATTTGTTGAGTATTTTGCATACCATCAAACCCTTGCTCCCTTGCAAGCTCATCTTCACCCACACTACTAGCAAATGCCTCTTTCTGTTGCTGATACTGCAACATCATCATTTCATATTGTTTCGTAAGCATTTGTATGGATTGCATGGCTTTTTGCCGATTAGTAATAACCTGCCCGTTAATTATCCATGCAGGGCGCTGAGCATAAACACGAAACTCTTCGCCGGTCATCACGTCTTCTCTACCAGAAAACTGCTCATAAACACGATATCGACGTGTCATTGTCTTGCTATAACGCTCAAACCACCTAATCTCTTCGTCATTATCCAAACCTTCGGTTTTTGTTTCTGGGTCTTCTGGAAAGATTAGTTCGCCATCATCGTGCCCACTAGTAACCGGCCTATCGGAGAACAAATCTCCAGTAGCATTTTTTATTTGTTCCTCAAACATCGGCACCATCTGTGCCGCCTGCACTTTGGTAATCAACTTAGAAATAATAATATTACTGGCATCTTTGCAAAACGGGTCTCTAGAGTTCGGGTCTATGTATACATCAAGCGGATCAATACTTTTTACAACAACTTCGCCCTTTCCCATGTCTAACATAGGGTCTATATACCCCAACAGTACACCCATGCCCGCAACGTAATAATCATCTACCGCCTGTCTCAATTCAGCATTACCATCACACTTGCTCCAAATATGCTCAAGCAATGCAGTAAATGCGGTAGCAGTTTTCTTATCACTGCCTTCTTTTGGAAAAATTTTAAATCCAGGATTTTTAGATGTAAGGAATGCTTTAGCCGTTTCAACCGCAGGATGTATCCTGTTCACTACTATTGGGGCCTGTCCGCGAGATTTTAACTCCTCTACCTGTTCATCCGTCCACTGTCGCCCCAAACGAAATTCTCTATCTTCCTGCACGTGTTCAGCCCACGTAGTTCGTTTATCTGAATATAATCTAAAAAGTTCTTGCGTTTCGGTCACTATTCGCGGTGTTTCTTTTTCCATACTACTGGACCATCCAATCTAATAATTTCTTTGATTTCTTACGTGTATTGTTTTCAGACGGTATTTCTTTAATCCTGCATGGTCTGGCATTGTGTAACGCTGTCCATATAGCATCCATCATATCGTCATACTTACCCTTGGGATAACTCAAAAATTCTCCCTGGGCCTCTATGTCCTCATCCCTAAAAAAGAACTTACCCCTAGCGAGTAACGGTACTAACGATAGCAACCTTTCGCTTTTAGGGGTTCGGGGCTTTACACCCTTCTCAAGACCAGGAATATGTAAATCTTGCTGTCGCATTAAATCTCTTACGGTAGCACGTAATGCTTCCTGATACGCAACAGTTTCTATTTTCATCCATCTTGGATGATACTTATTGTAACAATCTATGATTTTCTGCGGTTGCTTGGCTGGATCAAGTCGTTTTCTGTATATATCGACAATATAAACATTACCGTCGGTATCCATAGCAAGTACCGCTATAACAAAAAAGTCGGCGTGTCTGCTTAGACTGCTGGCAGGATCAACACCCGCATACAATGTGACAGGTATAACCTTCTCCTCTTCACCAATTTTCCTATACAAACATGCAACCCCATTGATCACTTTGTAATCATAGTGATGTAAATGTATAAATTCTGGCTTAAATGGCGCATCATCTGGACTTTGCGCCTCATTCATATACTCCTGATAAAAACCGTTAAGATTACCAACAGATGCAAATTCATCCCTGATTTGCTCTATTCTTGACAAAGGAAACTTCTCCGGCCACAAACTCTCGCCGTTTTCCTTCAGAATACAATACCACAATACTTTCCATGCAGAGGATTTCCTAGCCCAATACAAAAAACAATCTTCAGATATTACCGTGCCTATCATAATGATTCTGCCATCATCAGATAATGACGGAATAACCGCCTCTGTAATCCATTTTCTGTTCTTTGCACGCATCTCTTTGGTATTTGCATTCATTTCTGACTCATAATCATCTACAATAATCAAATTAGGTCGAGTATCCCCCTCGATAAATCCACGAACACGCTGTCCCGTACCAACTGCTACTATTCGTGCACCATTACAAAACACAACATCCGTAGAACTCCACTTTTTCGCCGTATTTGGCCCAAAATCGCCAAATATAGACCTAAATTCCATGGAATGCTCGAAATGAAACCGTATTCTGCTTAAAAAATTAATACTCTGCGCCTGTGATTCGGAAATAATGACAATAAACAAGTCTTCCGTGCTCTTTTTTAACGCTACTTTCCATACTGGTAGCAAAAAAGTCATTAAAGTTGACTTTGCTGAGCCTCTTGGAGCAGCAATCAACACCCTCTTACAACTATCATCCGTAATAACTTCAAACATTTCACGATGAAACGGAGGAGTTTCTTTGGTAAAAGCAGTAGGAAAACAAAATCTGCCGAATAACTCTATGTTATCGTGCATATCAAGGATTACTTCTTCTAAATCCTCTTCCCGTTGCTTTCTGTAAGGATTATCCATCAACAATTTTATACTTAAAGCCGTCGTCCATCTCGACATTCGTTACTGCAAACATACCATCATACAAAACTTTCTTGACATTCTTTGAATTTTCAATCAGTGTTCCAAATACAGCAGTCTCATCATCACAAACAATACATTGATACAGAAACATGTCCTTCGGAATACTGATTACATCACCTTTTTTAAATCTCATGCGTTACTCTCCTGAGAAGCCTCTATTTTACGCTTCTCCTCGTGTATCGAATCTATTAACTTACGCCTATGGGACTCCTCTACGGCAATACTCTTCTTGACCGTGCCACCCTTCATCCCATGCATTTCTTGCAAGTTTTCTATCGCCCTCATTAAGTTCGTTATATCATTTTTGGTCTTAGCCATTTCAATAACTTCTTTGAGTAACGATAAAGTATATTGCTCCGTTAACTCATTCTCCGCCAATAATGCCTGTATCTTCTCGTTTACCACTTTTTTAAACCTCTCAGTTCTCA